ATTTTTGCCTATAACCTTCTCTGAACCATTTGGGTATACCAACAGTTGTTCCATTGTATCGTAAACATGTTTCGCATTTTTTACGATAATAAGTTTTACCATTCTTGATATAGTTCACCGCAGCAGGTCTGAAACCACAAATACATAAAGGTCTATTCATAATAGTATTTATTGCTGCCCTTTTCTGCCCCTTTTCTTGGTTATATAAATAGCCAATTTTGGTATTTCTCAATAAATATATGTAGAACAAAAAACTCCAAGGAGAATCCAGATGGCATTAAGTTCACCAGGCGTAGAAGTCAAAGTTATTGACGAGTCATTTTACACACCAGCTGAGCCAGGTACAGTACCTTTAATTATTGTAGCATCGGCCCAAGATAAAGCTAACGGTAGCGGCACAGGCACAGCTCCTGGCACTACGAAAGCTAATGCTGGACAAGTTTATCTATTAACCAGCCAAAAAGATTTGGCTGATACTTTCGGCGATCCAGTTTTCAAAACTGACGCTAATAATAATCCTATTCATGCTGGCGAGCAGAACGAATATGGTCTACAAGCTGCATATAGCTTACTAGGTGTGAGCAATCGTGCATATGTTGTACGTGCAGACGTAGACTTAGACGAGCTGTCAGCAAGTGCTACAGAGCCAACAGCTAACCCAGCAGGCGGCACCCATTGGCTAGATGTAGCTAACACTACATTTGGTATCTTTGAGTGGAACGGCAGTCCTATTACTGCTAGTAGCGGACAAAAATTTGTTAATAAAGTTCCAACAGTTATTACAGATACTAGTTTACTTTCAGGTAATCAACCAAAAAATAATATTGGATCCATCGGTGACTACGCATACGTAGCAGTGGATTCTAGTGCAAGTGCAACACTAACTACATTACATCCTGGAACTTTATGGTATAAAAGTAGAGGAGTTGCTCCCGGCCAAGACGGCGGCGACTGGGTAGAAGTAGGAAGCGAAGAATGGTCAGTAAGTTGGCCAACAGTTACAGGAAGTGTTGCTAACCCTACAGTCACTCCAGGACACACATTTTTTATTAACAATAACTTAATCAGCCCAAGCGGCAGTACTGTACAAGATGTTGCTACAAAAATCAATATCGGAGTGAACGGTGTTAAGGCTGCTGTAGTAAATGGCAAATTAGAAATTTATGGTTACGAGCACGACGATACAGATGCCGGGGACAGTACTTTATTAACTCCAGCATCACGTGTTACAATCAGTGCTGGTCCAGCAGGTACAATTTTAACTGATTTAGGTATTACAGCAGGAACTTATTTTGTTCCTAAACTACAAATCAGCAAACACACTGAAGTTCCTACATGGAAAACAAATGACACTACACCTCGCCCAACAGGTTCAGTATGGATTAAAACAACTAATCCTAACAACGGAGCAGACTGGAGCGTAAAACGTTGGAATGGCACAACATTGCTATGGGAAGCACTAGCGGCTCCTATCTATGCTAATGGACATGCTGCAATTTATGGTTTAGACGCTAGTGCCGGCGGAGCGAACATTTCAGTCGGTGCTCTTTATGTTCAAAGCAATTACAATGAAAGAGTAGGCGATACTGGTAATGTATTAAGAGCAAACTTCAAACTATTCCGTAGATCAGCTGTAGGACCTACAATTATTCGTTCTAGTGCAATTACTGCTAGTACATTTACTTCAGGAACTAACACTTTTACCATTGCAGAAAGTCTAGTAGGTAGCGGAAGTTTAGATACAGCTAAAACTGTATCATTTAGCGTGCCAGATCCTCCATCAGCAAGCGATGCAGATCGAGTTGTATCTGCAATTAATGCAGCTGGATTTACTAATATTGAAGCAAGTGTTGATAGCTCGAATAGAGTCGTAATTACTCATAAGAAAGGTGGAGATTTTAGACTCAACGACGGTACTAGTACACCTTTAAGCGACATGGGATTTGCAGCATTTATTTTTGAACCAACAAGCGGTAGTTACGGTACAGGTACTGCTAACTTAAGAACAGCACCGGCCGAAGATGAATTAAATCAAGATATCATTGCAAGTTTATGGCATCAATTAGTTTATGTTGCAGATACAGATGCACCTGCAAGCTTAACTGAAGACGGTCAATTATGGTATAGCAGTGTAGTTGATGAAGTAGACCTATTGATTCATGATGGAAGTGACTGGGTTGGATATAGAACAGCTACAAGTCCTTTTTATGCTAACGGTACAGATCCAGCAGGACCTATCGTTAGTGCTACTACACCAGAACTACAAAGCGGTGGAACTGCTTTAGCCACTGGAGATATCTGGATTGATACTAGCGATATTGAAAATTATCCTATTATCTACAAATTTAACAATGATCTTCCAGGACAACCAGTAAACAAGTGGGTATTAGTAGATAAGACAGATCAAACTACTGAAGACGGCGTATTATTTGCAGATGCACGTTACAACACCTCTGGTGCTAATAGTGACGAAGCAGGAGCTATTGATGCTTTAATAGTAAGCGGCTATGTAGATCCAGATGCACCTGATCCAGCATTATATCCAAGAGGTATGCTATTATGGAACTTACGTCGTAGCGGATTTAACGTTAAGCGTTTCGAAAGAAATTATATCGATGTAACAGATAGAAATATCAGATTCGCTACAAGCCCTGCCGAAGAAAGTGCAGGTGGCCAACCTATGACTAGCTATCATCCACATCGTTGGGTTACAGAAAGTCCTAATCAAGCAGATGGTTCAGGTAGTTTTGGACGTAAAGCTCAGAGAGCTGTCGTAGTCAAAGCCCTCCAAGCAGTGGCAAATAGCAATCAGCAAATTAGAGACGAAGAAAGTCGTGTGTTTAATCTAATAGCTTGCCCAGGATATTCAGAACTAATTGGCGAAATGATTACTCTAAACTACGACAGAGGACTAACAGCATTCGTAGTAGGCGACACTCCAGCTCGTCTAACAGCAGATGCTACTAGTTTATTAGCATGGGGTAGCAATCAAAACGGTGCATTAGAAGACAATGACATCGGTGCTGCAAGCTTTGACGAATATATGGGTATGTTTTATCCATGGGGATTCAGCAGCGACAACTTCGGTAACAACATCGCTGTACCTCCAAGTCACATGATGTTAAGAACTATTGCTCTTAATGACCAAGTTGCTTATCCTTGGTTTGCACCAGCAGGTATTCGTCGTGGTGGAATTACAAATGCAACAGCAGTAGGATATATTGATTCCGAAGGAGAGTTCAGCAGTGTAGCATTAAACACTGGACAACGTGACACTCTTTATGAACAAAAAATTAATCCTATTACATTCTTCACAGGTACTGGACTTGTAAACTATGGACAGAAGACCCGTGCAAGAGGTGCTAGTTCATTAGACAGGATCAATGTTGCACGTTTAGTAGTTTACTTACGTAGACAGTTAAATGCATTGGCTAAGCCTTACATTTTTGAACCCAATGACAAAATTACTAGAGATGAAATAAAAGCTCAAGTAGAAAGTCTATTACTAGAACTAGTAGGACAAAGAGCAATTTACGATTACATTGTAGTATGTGACGAAAGTAACAATACTCCAAGTAGAATTGATCGTAACGAACTATACATCGACATTGCTATTGAACCAGTTAAGGCAGTTGAATTCATTTATATTCCACTACGCTTAAAGAATACTGGCGAAATCGCTTCGTTAGGTTAATAAAGGAAAAACAAAATGGCAATTTCATCATTATCTAAATTTACAGTACCTTTAGCTAGCGATCAATCAGCTTCAGCACAAGGTATGTTAATGCCAAAATTAAAATATCGCTTTAGAGTGATGTTTGAAAATTTTGGAGTATCAACTCCAACAACCGAGTTGACAAAACAAGTACAGTCCGCAGCTAGACCAAACTTGTCTTTTCAGCCTCAGACAATTGAAATTTATAACAGTAAGATTAATTACGCTGGTAAGCATACTTGGGCGACCATGGCTATTACCTTACGTGACGATGTTAGTGGTAGCGTACAAAAACTTGTAGGCGAACAGTTACAGAAACAATTTGACTTCTTAGAGCAAAGTTCAGCAGCTAGTGCTATTGACTACAAATTCAATTTACGTATTGAAATGTTAGACGGTGGTAACGGTGTTAACACTCCTTCAATTTTAGAAACTTGGGAGTGCTACGGATGCTTCTTAACTGCTGTTAACTATCAGTCATTAGCATACAGTGAGCAGACTCCTGCAACAATTGACTTAACTATTCAGCCAGATAATTGTGTTCAAACTCCTACTGGTACTGGTCTTGGCACAGTCGTTGGCAGAACTGTTGGTGTATTAGCAACAGGTGCTGGTGTATAATTAAAAAAGCAGCTTTCGCTGCTTTTTTTATGAGTTTTTATAAACTACGTATATAATCTTTACTAATAAATAAGTATATGACTAGTAAAGCACTTAGACAATTTACCACCGGCTTGTTAAATCCTAAAGGTAACTTAGGGGATTTTAGACACGCCGCACGAACATTCGTTGACGACAGCTTCAGGCTGATGCCTAAGCATAAGTTTTTATTTCACGTTAGTTTTCATATCAACACAAATAGTTTAAAAAGTTTAAATTTTAAATATCAACATCAAAACGAAATTAATGTTTTAGTTAAAAGTGCTGATTTGCCAAAGTATACTATTACATCAGAAACTCTTAATCAATATAATAGAAAAAAA